CAAGGAGGTCTATTATGTTTGGAACAAGTTCAATTACTTATTCAGTACCAGAAACTGCTAAGTATCTATTAGAAATTCAAAAAAACAGTATAGGATTGGATGAATGGTTTAAGAGGTTTGACAGTGCGTTTGAGACGCATACTAACTATCCACCATATAATCTAGTTAAAGAAAGTAGTGTTGATTTTAGGTTAGAAATTGCACTTGCTGGATATAAGCGAGAAGATATTGAAGTCACTACAGAATGTAATAAACTTTTTGTAGAAGCAAAGAAATCTGGAAATTCTGAAGATACTTATCTACATAAAGGATTGGCAAAAAGAGCATTTACTCGCACCTGGACTTTATCTGATGATGTGGTTGTTGGTGATGTTTCTTTTGAGGATGGGTTACTTACCATTAAACTAAATAGAGTTATTCCAGAGCATCAGAAGAAGAAAGTCTATGAAATCTTTTCAGGAGTTCGTTCAGATTCTGAATGAAAAAATTGGTGATTTCGGTGCGACTGCTGAATATGTGAAACCAAAAGAAAATTGTTATGGAAAAACAGTTGATTATAAAATGGCACCTGGTAAAACGGTTTGCGCTAAGAAAAGAACTAGAGAATAAATAATGGTGGGCTACCCACAATTATTGTCGCCGCAGGGGAAGTAACTGGCACAAACCAGTTTGACACTTCCCCATTTTTTTGCTATAATGAATGGAGAGGAAAATTAAAAATGTCAATCAAAATTGCATTACTTAAATCTGGAGAAACTATTATTTCTGATGCCAAAGAAATCATAAATGAAGATAATCATGTTAAAGGATATCTCTTTAATAAACCGCATAAAGTTTCATTGGAGCAACCAGTACTACTTCTTGAAAATGAAGAAACAAAGGTTGAAAATTCTGTCAATGTTGGTCTTAGTCCCTGGATTGTTTTAACTGATGATGATGAAATTTTCGTTAGACCAGATTGGGTGATAACACTTGTTGAACCTATATCAAACTTAAAAGATCTATATGAGGAAAAGGTAAATGGAAAAAATAATAAAGTGTCTTTTACTGAAGAATGATCAGGTAATTGTTACTGAAATTGTTGAAGTTGGTTCTGAACTTGGAGAACCGGATTGTAGATTAATCAATCCATATATTCTTAAAAAAAGAATTACATCTGATTATTACTTAGAACCCTGGTTGGATTTTACAGATCAGAACGAATTTATGATTCATTCTGATAGTATTCTTACTATCGCAGATCCAACTCCAAGAATCATTGAAAATTATTTTGAATTAATTGCATAATGCGCTTTTATACGAATGTACAGATGGTCGGGGATCATTTCTTAGTTCGTGGTTATGAAAATGGTAAACATTTCATGACTCGTGAGAAATTTTACCCGACTCTTTTTGTCCCCTCAAAAAAGAATACTCAATATAAAACACTGAATGGCGAATATGTTGAAGCAGTACAACCTGGAACTGTAAGAGAATGCAGAGACTATATTAAAAAGTATGATGGTGTAGAGGGTTTTGATATTTCAGGGAATGACCGATACATTTATCAGTATATCTCTGAGATTTATCCAGAAGATGAACTCAAATTTGATATTAATAAAATCAAAGTAACAACAATCGATATTGAAGTTGCGTCAGAAAATGGATTCCCTGATGTGGAAAGTGCTGCTGAAGAAGTGTTACTTATTTCAATCCAAGATTATAATACAAAACAAATTCGTACTTGGGGTCTTGGTAAGTTCAATAATCAGCAAAGTAATGTAAAGTATCGTTCTTTTACAAATGAGCATGATTTGTTGAATGACTTCATTAGTTGGTGGATGATTGAGGAAAATACTCCAGAAGTCATTACTGGTTGGAATAGTGAACTGTATGATATTCCATATTTGGTTCGTCGTATAGATCGTGTTCTTGGTGAAAAATTGATGAAGCGTATGTCTCCATGGGGGTTAGTTACTGAACGGGAAACCTTTATTTCTGGACGCAAGCACATTTCTTATGATATTGGTGGAGTCAGTCAACTTGATTATCTGAATCTTTATAAAAAATTCACTTATAAGGCACAAGAATCTTATCGTCTTGACCATATTGCTTCGGTGGAACTTAATGCCAAGAAACTTGATCACTCCGAGTTTGATACATTTAAAGAATTTTATACTAAAGGGTGGCAAAAGTTTGTAGAATACAACATCATTGACGTGGAACTTGTTGACCGTTTGGAAGACAAGATGAAACTGATTGAACTTGCTTTGACGATGGCATATGACGCAAAGGCAAACTATTCTGATGTGTTTTCTCAGGTTCGGATGTGGGATACGATTATCTACAATTATCTGAAAAAACGGAATATTGTGATTCCTCCAAATGTGAGGTCTGATAAAGATTCCAAGTATGCTGGTGCCTATGTAAAGGAACCTATTCCTGGTGTGTATGATTATGTTGTCAATTTCGATTTGAATTCACTTTATCCTCACCTGATTATGCAATACTCAATCTCACCAGAAACACTTGTTGAAAAGCACGAACTTAATAATCGTATTGCAGAATTGGAAAAAATGTTGTAGAATATCCTCATCTTATAAATAATAATGTGTGGATACAATAAAACAAATGCAACCAAAATTCAACATAACTAAAGAACAACTGAACCAACTTTATATTATTGAAAACAAAAGTCGCAAAGAATGTGCTGAATTTTTTGGATGCTCCGACCCTCTTATTAAGCAGAAAATACGAAAGTATGGACTCCAAAAACCTAAACATTTGGAGAATAAAAATAAAGAGAGAAAGGAAACTCTTTATTGTGAAAATTGCGGTTCACCATTTATTGTAAGCAGATTTAGAGCAACAAGTGAGAAATGGAAACTTCAATTTTGTTCTCATTCTTGTTCTTCTAAATTTAGATATTTGGGAGAAGACCATAAAAGAGCAATTTTCAATTCTGTTGCTGCTCGTAGAAGATGTAGAATAAAAGATGCTTTTGATGAAACAGCAAATCAACAAAAAATAAATGAAATCTATTGCGAAGCAAAACGACTAACAGAAGAAACTGGTATTCCTTACGAAGTAGACCATATTATTCCAATTTCCAAAGGAGGAAAACATCACGAAAATAATTTGCAGATTATTACTATGAGCGAAAACCGCAAAAAACATACTAAAATTATGGAGAATTGATATGTGGAAAGATGTTCGTAAAATGTCCCGTGAGGAAATTGTAGAGGAACTTGAGGCACTTAAACAAGTAAGGGAACTTACTACAAAGGTGAGTGTAGATAAACTCCTCAATCAAGAGTTAGATTTAACACTATTAAAAAAAGTAAATCTCACTATGACCGCAAATGGGGCACTCTACCGCAGAGTAAAGGGATTTCTTCCTGAACTGATGGAAAAAATCTATAAAGATCGCACCATTTACAAGAAGAAAATGATTGAGGCAAAGCAACAGTATGAGAAAAAGAAAACCAAAGAACTGGAAAAAGAGATTGCAAGGTGTAACAACATCCAAATGGCAAGGAAGATTCAACTTAATAGTGCTTACGGTGCTATTGGCAATCAGTACTTCCGTTATTTTAAACTAGCAAATGCTGAGGCAATTACTCTTTCTGGACAGGTTTCGATTCGTTGGATTGAAGATAAAATTAATAAGTATCTGAATAAAGTTCTCAAGACACAGGATGTTGATTATGTTATTGCTTCTGATACCGACTCCATTTATCTTAATATGGGTCCTTTGGTTGAGACTGTATACAAGGGAAGAGAGAAAACTACTGAAGGCATTGTTTCGTTCCTTGATAAGGTCGCTAAGGTGGAACTTGAAAAGTATATTGAAAGTTGCTACCAAGAATTGGCGGACTATGTGAATGCTTACGACCAGAAGATGCAGATGAAGCGGGAGAATATTGCTGACCGTGGGATCTGGACTGCTAAGAAACGTTATATTCTCAATGTCTGGGATAGTGAAGGTGTTCGTTATGAAGAACCTAAACTCAAGATGATGGGTATTGA